GAATTGATCAGTAAGCATACCGCCGTAGCAAGGAGTAGCAAAGAATACATTCTTTGTTCTCAGCTTTTCCATATCAATTTGGGCTGTGTCGTTTTCTACGTTAGTAAAGGCACCAAACGATTTGTCTAGTGCCTTATTACTAACTTCAAGATCAGCTAGTGATTTTTTTGCCATTAAGTAAGGTCGCTAACTTCTTCCGTAGAACGGAACTCATCACCAACATCACCAGCAAACATAGTAGTGTTATCTAGTAACCAAGCCTTTTGATCGTCATAGTTAGGACGCTTAAAGATTTTGTCCATTTCAAATAACTCTAGTTCTTTTTCTTCTGGCTTAAGCGGTGTAGCACCACGAGAAGGCTGTACGGTGTACTTAACATTCTGTGGTAGTGGCCCAGTTTTCTCACGTTTAATAGTGAAGTCATAACCATTCTCGTCGTCAGAAGGGTTACCGTATTCAGGGTTAGTTGCATAGTCTACGATCTGCGCATAAATAGTTGAACGAAGGTCAAATAGTTTTACTTTACCGTCTGATCTGTCAATTACATTACATACATAAGAAAAGCTAGGCTTATCAGCATATACGTCTTCAGATAATTCTGTAAACGGGTCTTCTTGCTTATTATCAAAAGTTTCTGTTTCACGCATAAACTGTAAGCACTCAACTGGCATCTTCTTGCCGTCTTTAGTAACAATCCAATAGCAATAACGTGGCATTACGTTACCGATCAGTCGGATTTTAGTTTCTGCTGCTTTTAACGAAATTCTTTCGATATCACGTTTCTGGTTGCCACCAGGTTGTTTGCCTTTTGCTTGGTCCCAAGCTACCATAGTTTTTCTCCTGTTTTAGAACATTGGTTCTTCTGTTGTTTTCCTCGAAACCGAGGACTCTTGTATAAAGTGTATTTTGTCGTTTGTTATTTCTAAGTATGGATTTTCTACTACCTTTGGATAGAAATCTCTTGGTATGTAATCCACCTTTTCTGAAATTCTTCTCATGGATAAAGCTCTAAGATAGACTACCTTGTATCTAACTGAGGTTCTATCAAACAGAAAGTCTGGGTTTTTAAAATAACTAAGAGGTGTCTCAGTTTTATATTTACAGAGTAATCTGTTATCGTATTGTGCAAAGCTACTTTTAAATAATGCTAAAGGCATATGATTTAAATTTAAATTACGCATCATCGTCTTAGCTGATAACTCATTATACAGACTTGTTTGACCATATGTCAAATAAATTATTGAGGCCAAATCCTTTCTGCTCTTTGAGAAAATCTCGTCCCAGTTAAAGTACGTTATAGCCATTTAATTGATACCAATTCATTCTCGCAACTTGCTGTCTATATACTATAGGGCCTCTTAACCATATATCTACTACTAAAGGAAACTGTGCGTCAGGATGTTCCCGTTCGATACGCCCAATTCTTTGCTCTAATGTAGTAGGATTATTATTAGGACAGGTTGATATAAAAGTATCTAGCCTGTGGCAGCTAATGCCTTCATCAAAAAGTTTAGTTGATAGTATTGCATTATAAGTAGGCCCTAATCCTGCTAAAGCAGCTTCTCGTACATCATCTTTAGTCTCGCCAATAACTAAAATACTTTTAGGTATTAACGCCTGTATACTTTTTAGCATCTGTACACGTTCTCCTACAATAAGAGGGCGTCTTCCTTGCTTAATATACCCTATAGCTAAATTTGCTATAAACTCTTGGTATTTGCTATCTTCACAAAGTTTATTCATTGTCCTAGCCCAATCTCTTTTTGGGTCTATTGGAGCAAATCTAAAGTCTGTTTGATGCACTTTAACAGATGGTACAGCTAAGATTCTACTATCTACTGCTTTAACTGAGAACTGCGTAAAAAAGTCTGCTAAAAATATATGTTTACCATCTTTTCTTCTAGGCGTAGCGGTCATTGCTATTTTTACTTTAGCAGTAAGACCATTAACTACGTTAGAGAACATATTAGCAGGGCACTTATGCGCCTCGTCTACTATAACCATACTAAAAAAGTCTTTTAACTCAGCTATATTATTATGCGCTGTTTTATATATAGCAACTGTGATATCTTCTAGCTGAAATTTACCATCACCTACTTTACCTATAGTCATTTGAGGTAGCTGCGCTGCTAGTTCTTTTAGCCATTGATTATATAATAACTTAGTGTGTACTAGTATAAGAGTTTTAACTTTACTACGAGCTATTAAGTTGCAAGCAGCGAAAGTCTTGCCCCAACCTGGTTTAGCCTGTATTAGTCCGCTTCTTGGCTTACCTCTTATAAAAAATTTATCTACTACTTCTTGTTGTTCGTGCCTTAAATTACCGCTAAAAACAATATTATAGTCTAACTGCTCAAAAGTGCGCTCGTCTTCTGCCTCTTGAAATTCTAGCTTATAATAGGCATTAGAAGGTACAATATATTGATCCTCAGTTTCCTGTATATTAGATATTATCTCATCGCCTTTTACGCCATTTACATAAGTAAAAAGAGATAGTAAGTATTTATCATCTTGTACATCATCTTTATCTATATATATTTGGTCAGACAGCGTTATTTTATTAACTTTTGCTTTATCTCTCATACTATTGACAACTTTCTAGTGTTATGGTTTCTGTCGTAAGAAAACTCTTTCAAAAACCACTCATTATTGACTAACACTAGTATAGCATAAAGATCATCGTTTACAAATATATTTTCGTTAGTATGTAGTCTAAAAGGGTAAGATATTTTGTATAACCATACTAAATTCTTTTCAATTCGTACTACTTTCCTAAGTTCTGTAGGTACAGACATATTTCTTGATAAGTCATGTATATTAGCGTTTTTATCTATACCCCAGCTACCTTTACAAAATATTAGTTCTTGTAAATTCTTACAGGTATAATCAAATGATACTCTTTCTTTTATTGATAACAAGCGCCCAAAGTAATCTCCTTGTAGGCTCTTGTCATCAATAGTTTGTGTATGGCTACTAGCCGTAGCCATACACATAATCTTATCTAAAGTATATATAAGTTTATAGGGTTTTGTTTTTAATACAAAAATAGGGTAGGCTATACCTATAAACTTAGCTGTAATACTCGTCTTCATCCTGTAACTCACCCCAACTTGGACCAATCTCGAAATCAACCTTAATAGGGCAATTCTCAATGCTTAGACCTCTATCTGTTTGAATACACCTTTTAGCATTAGCAATATACTCTGGAATAAGGTCTTCTCTAACTTCTGAAACAATAGAGTCATGAACAACAGTAAATGGCTTAATAACATCATCATAACCACTATCTTCTACCCAAGTAACTAGATCAATTAACCCAAGAATGTTAATGTCAGAAGCTACTGACTGTACAAGAAAGTTAACACCTGATCTTACCGCGTGTTTAGCAGCACCGGGGTTAGGAGATAGAGCTTCTGGTAGCCTACGTTTACGTCCAAAGAAAGCGTAGATATAAGCGTGATTCTCAATCTGCCTGTTAGACCCATCAATAAAGCGTTTTAGAAGTTTAGCTTCGGAAAAGTACTTATTAATAAACTGTTTAGCTTGGCTAATGCTGATTTCTTCGCCAGCTTTAGCATCTTTGTTAACAGTTTCGGCAATCTTAGCAGGACCAGCTTGATACATAATACCAAAAGTAATAGCTTTAGCATACTGTCTGTAAGCTGGGTATAAACCTTTTACTTCGTGAACCTCGCAAGTTAAGTTAAACATCTGTTTAGCTACATATGAGTGGAAATCGAGTTTATCAATAAACGCTTGTTGTAGAAACATATCGTTACTTAGAACAGCAGCATAGTATACTTCTGCAGTACCAAGGTCACACTGGACAATTTTATAACCATCTCTTGCTTTAAATAGCTTTTTAATGTCTTTATTATCGCGTGGAATGTTTTGGTAGTTAAGGCTACCGCTAGAGCTTAATCGTCCAGAAGTAGTACCGTGAATGTTAAAACCACTTCTTAGGCGCCCATCATAATCAACACCTCTTAGAATGTTATTAATATAAGTACCAGCCATTTTTGACTTTTCACGTAAGTCTAGAATTGCCTCTGACAAAGGATGCTCCATATCTTTTAGAACTTCTTTATCTACAGAGGCTGCGCCTGTAGCAGTTTTCTTAGTAAGTTTAATACCCAGAATATTACCAAACAACTCACGACATTGCATAGTAGAGTTAGGATTGAAAGACTTACCATGAATACGCTCAAAACGTTTAACGGCTTCGTGATGTGCTATCTCATCTAAACATTCTTCTACGTCGATTTGGTACTGTTCTGACAACCAAGCCACTTGTGCTTTATTAATAGGTCCGCCATTTTTCTCTAGTTTCATAAGAGCATAAGTAGCAGGCTTAAGAATATTAGCATATAAACTAGAAAACTGCTCGCTCTTGTCTACTAAAGGCTTAAACTTTCTGTATAGCTGAAAAGTTCCATCACCGTCTTTACACGCGTATGGAGCAAGAATATCACTAGGCAACATGCCATAGTTAAAGTCTGCAAGTTTAACTTTATTTTTACGTGCCCAGCTTTTTTTATAGTCATCAAGCTCGCGTTCGTAGTCGCCTAAATCAGTAAAACGTAGTGCTAGAGGCTTAAGACCGTGAGTACCTACAGATTCTTCTAGACAGTAGTGTAGCAACATAGTATCTTCGTAGTCAGGAAAGATAAATTGCAACTCATAAGCCATGTAAGCAATGTCAAACTTAGCATTATGGAAAATACACTTTTTAGTACTAAACTGTTGATAAAACCAATCGTAATGCTTACGAACAATGTCAATAGTAAAATACAAACCTTGATGCGGTTTTGTAGACACAGCTATGCCTAGAATATTACCTGTTCTTGGAGTAACACTTGTAGTTTCAATATCTACTACTAGCTCTGAGGCAGCTTCTATTTCGGCTTTATACTGTTGAAATTGTTCTTCTGTTTCGATAAAGCAATAGTCTTTAGCGTGCGCCATGTTAATGTCGTCACCTGACAAAATTACGGGAATTTTATCAAAAGCTCTTTGAATATCTTCGTCTAATTGTGGTTTAATAAGCGTAATGTTAGGATGCATAATAGGCATATACTTACGCTCAATGTAAATACCGTTGTACTTTTGCACGCCTGTCATACCAGCGGCATACTTTAGTGCTTCTGCGCCAATAGGGCATACAATTTTGTAACCTTCTAATTCTTTAAGATCAAGGTCAACGTCTTTTTTAAGAATCTTCTCTCGCTCGCCTGAACATAAAAACTTTACGTCATATTCAATGCCTGCTTCTAGATACTTTTTAATTATTTTATCTGGGTTATTCTCGATAGCGCTCGCGAATACAAAACATACTTCTTTCATTAATTACCTTTCTAGGTTGTTTGCTATGTTTATTTTAGTAGTAGTTCAGCTGTTTTAGCTGTTATCTCTCCTGGGTCAACACCTTTTGGCATTTCTATTATTCTAGCATAAATATTACGAACATCCAACATGTTTGCTATTTTTTCTGCTGCTTTCCTACCAGAACGATCAGAATCCATCATGATGTCTACTCTAGTAACGCCTAGATTATCTAACATATCTAGTTTTATTTTACTAAAGTTAGTAGTACCAAAGGTGCATAAGACGTTAGAGTAGCCAAGTTGCCACATATTAATAGCATCAAAGATACCTTCTACTAAGATTATATAGTTAGTATGCGTAATCTTATCAAGAGGGAACAGACAGTCAGACACTACGGCAGCTTGAGGGCGTCTAAAGTACTTAGACTGATGCTCTAAGTCTTTTAAAGCTCGGCCCTCAATAAACTTTAGCTTACCATACTGATACACAGGCAAACACAAATAGTCTTGTAACCCTAGCTCATTAGTAGTAAACGCGCCAAACATCCTATAAGTTTCTTCTGTAATGCCTCTATAATCACCTTTAAACACTCTTCTGTCGTCGGGAAGTTTAATAGCATCGACTTCTAGTCTTTGTTTTATCTTATCCTTTAGCTTTTGTGTTTTATATGGTTGTTTACTATCTACATCAATTATAGGAAGCTCGCCTATGGAAGCCAGAAATCTATCTGTTCCGCCTTTATAACCGCAGCTCCAACAGTTAAATATGTCTTTTTCTATATTGAACGAAAGGCTTGGGCTTTTGTCTACGTGCTCTCCACTGGTGCAGGCGATAAGAATTTCGTTAGGATTATTAGTAAGCCTATACTCAATTCCTCTTTTATCTAATAAGTCTTTTAGGTTCATATGTCTCTAGGCCCTGTCTTTTCATTGTCTGTGCCAAACTTAGCTGCTCTATGTGGTTTTTCATTAATAGCTTTTGAACTATTAGGATCAATTTTCACGCACTCCCAGTTCATACCGATGTCAAAGCTCATATGCCTACCATTACGGATTTTAGTAGTATGGATAGCTAGTTTGTTTTCCATCTGCCTGTCTTCTCCCTCGTTTGGGGGAAAGAAGTTAAAGCTTCTGTCAGCACTGTCCAGAATACCTTTAGAAAAACGAGCCTCACCTGATGCGTCAATTTGGTAAGGGGATATCATAGTAAGATCATGACGACGAGCTAAGCCTTTTAAAGCGTCTGCAATAACAATCTGTGTTTTCCAATCTTTTTGATCTTCATGCTTCATAATGTTTAGATAATCTACTACTGCCATATTATAGTCAGGGTATTTATTTTTAAACATGTTAGCATAGTGATCTACTCTGTTAATAGTAAGAGATTCATCATCAATTAAGAATAGTCTATTATCTTTTAACTCTGGTTTTTGTATCTTTACACTATCTTCAAAGTGCTTAAAGTTCTTAGTACGCTCTAAATCACCTAACAAGTTATTTACAGTGTCTGACTCTTTATAAAAGGTGCTAAACTTAGCACGAGCTATTTGTATCTTTTGATCTGATGTTAGTTTATTTCTAAATATATCAAGAAAAGGTACTTCAGCTACAATAGATAGAGCACGGTCATAAACTTCTTTATAACGCATTTCGATAGTAAAGAAAGATACAGTATTACCGTCTAAGAATCTATTAATAGCCATATTAAGAGAGATAATAGATTTACCAGAACCTCTACGGCCACCAAGTAATACTAATTCTTGTGTAGCAAAGCCACCGTTAATATTATCATGTTCAGCAGAAAGACCTGAAGGGTAAATTTTAAAGTCATCTCCAGAAGGGAAGAAGTCTAATGCTCCTACGTCGTGCAACTCATCATCCTCTGGGATAGCAGAGTTTAGATTAAGCATATGGTTTTGGAACTTATCTACAATCTCACTCTTTTCATATTCATCAAGATTATCAACCATATCATCCATGAAAGATAAAGTCTCGTCTCTAATAAAGTAGTCTTGTAGTTGGGAAACTAGAAAGTCGTTTTTAAGCTCTTCGCATTCTACTTCTTCCGAGCCGATCTGGGTTTCGATATATTCTTGTAATACAGGGTCTTTTCTAATAGCGTTTAGCTCATCAAGAGAAGGCAAGGCTGTATTGGCTCTATAATAGGAAGTTATCCTATTAAAGACTGTTATGTTGATTCCTGTAAAATATTGTACTTGTAATTTAGAGTATAGTTCGTTACTCTGCGAAACTAAAAGTCTACGCAGAGCTAACTTTTGTAAGTTAATTGCCATTAAGCCGCCTTTACTGGATATAAATCATCCCTACAAAGATACATAAAACCTTTGTAATCATCTTCTCGCCACACTAAGTAGTGTTCACGGCCTGTGTCTTCCAACACTTTATTAATTCGTGATCGCTGCTCTAACATAGAGCGCATTTTTAACTCTTCACCGCCAGCAAAAGACCAATATATTTCAAAATGTACTCCTTGCTCTGGCTCATAGAATTTGCCTGCCATGCCTGTTTTAGGATTAGGTTTAAAGTCTCGAATATCTACATAACGTTGTCTGCCTGTTTCTAAATATTCTAAGTAATCCTCATCGTACACTTCCATAACAGTACCAAAGCAGTTATGTTTAGCAATAAAAACTCTTTCTTTCTTTGTAAACTTTACTTCAAGGTCTTGCACAATATGATCTACAGTAGGTGCAGAGTTCTTACCTCTACCCCTAATAGGTGTGCCTGTTTCTATGAGTATCTTTTTAATTCTTTGGGGAGAGATAAAGTAATCAGCTGCGATACCTGACTGGGTTGCCCCATTTAGATACTCTTTAGCTATATTTTCTTTTTCTGATTTTGTAAGTATTTTGGTTTTAGCAGCGGCTTTAAGACGTTTTACACGATCTTCTCCTACTCTAAAATCTTCAATGATCTTTTCTAGTCGCTTTGTGTTATAAGCGATTCCTAGATGCTCGCAACAAGCTTTCTTTGTTTTATTACTTTTTAGCATCCATATAACTTGACGGATTTTTGCTTCTGGGATTTCTACAACTGGTTTTTTTGCCATGATTTTACCTTTAGTTTCATTAAGTATAGCTTTATTTTAACATCTGTGCAATCTAAATATTAACTAATGAGTACGTTGTATTTATATTAGTGGTTCTTTTTATTAATAAATTGCGTTAATAGCAATGTAAAAGTTTTGTGCAGGCAACAAAAAAGGGGCAGCTGAAGGGCTGCCCCTTAGTTTTAGCTTTTAGAGCTAATTACTCAGCTTGTGCTTTTGGAGTGTAGTCTGCACATGCGATGCCACGGCGCGTAAGCACTGTCTTAACACCACGGACTGTTTTATCAAACGCTTCTGCGATTTCTTCAACAGTCTTGTCAGCCATATCTTCGATACCATCGTATGGATCGGACTTAGCAGCCTTCTTATCACGCTGTGGAGCTTTCAGGCTCATGGAAAGCAACTTACCACGGACTGAGTTAACAGTCTTGCCAAGTGCGTCAGCGATTTCTTCAAGGAACTTACCTTCGCCTACTAGAGTAGCGATTGTAGCTTCTTCTTCTTCGCTATAAGTACGTGGAGTTACTTTCTTTTCTGCTGGTTTAATGTCGGCAGTCATTTCCATAGAAAGTGCCTTACCATTAATCTGACGAGCAGTTACTTCACGACCCCATACACCAGCAAAGTGTGCAGCAATTTCTTCTGCAGTCATTGTACCGGAGTTAGCTTGTAGATAGTCGCCCAGCGCTTCTGTTTCTTCTGCGGAGAAGATAGGAGCAGCACCTGGCTTCTTAGGTACTTCAAAGCCAAGCTTACGTAGCTTAGCAGTTACCGAACGACGTGGAAACTCGAAGTCAGCCATTAGTTGTTCAATCTTAGCTTCGTCAAGTCCGGAAGCGCCGACAGCGGACATAGCAGTTACCATATCGTCAGTATATTCAAATTTAGCCATTTTTTAGTTCTTTCTTTTGTTGTTGTTTTATTAAAGTTATCCAAGAGATTTATTTCTCTTGTCCATGATTAGATATTACAGTAAAGTTCAATTATAAGCAAATGGAAAGTAGAGTATTTTGCCAACTTGGGGCGCATTAAATCTTTAAAAATTGCCACTCATTACATCTTTTTGATTTGCCCAATAGTCAACAATAGTAATATCTGATTGTTTTGCCTTGAGGTACTTTGAAGAGGTTGTATCCCCCGCTGTTATTAGGGCATAACAATCTTTAGTAACAGTACTAGTAACTTTATAACCTTTAGTTTCTAGAATATCTGCTAAGTCTTTTCTAGACATATCAAGTTTACCTGTTAGGCATACTTTTTTCATATCTCTAGCCAGTACTCTATCTACTGTTACGTCTTGTTCTAAGCTAAGAGGTAGTTGGTTTACCCAGTCTTCGTTCTCGTCTAGCCACGTTAGGATAGATTCTACGGTAGAAGGGCCTACACCTTTAATAGTTGTGTATTCAATATCTCTAAGATTAAGAAACTTAGGGATTTTAGTTATAATCAGCTTAGCCATTGAGCGGCCTACTCCGGAAATACCTAAAGAAGCTAATACCTGATCATAAGGTTTAGTCTTAGCTCGCTCAATCTCATCTTCGATCTTAGTACCTACTGCACCTAAACTATCCCAATTTTGAGACTTGAATAGTTGTGCTGGGTGGTCTAATCCCATCTTCTTAACACTAGCAGGGCCTAGACCTTTAATTTCTAGAATTTTGATAAAGTGTTCTAGAATTTTACTAGTATTAACATCGTTCTTATCCGCAACATATAGTTTTGGACCTTTTCTAATTAAGCTAAGATTAACAGCAGTCTCAGCATCTTTTATAGAAATTTTAGCATTATGCTTTGCGTGTTCGATAACCCTAATAAACTTAGGTATAACTCCACCAGCACGCTCAACTAAGATTCTATCTCCTAGTCCTAGATTATGCTGCTCAATAATACCAATGTTATGCAGAGTTACTCTTGTAATAGTAGCATCTTCTAGAACAACGCTATCAATAACACCTGTAGGGTTTACACTACCTGTACGGCCTACTACCCATAGCACGTCTTGTAAGGTAGTTTCTGCGGTATCTTCTCCGCGAGGTTTTAGTGCTACAGCAAATCTAGGATATTTAGAAGTATAACCCAGCTTTGCTGATTTTTCGTAGTTATCGTGTCTAAATACAACACCATCTTTAGGGTACCTACTAGCGGCTTCGCTAAGTACTGTAGTAAAACCTAAGTCTGCGGCAATACTCATACGTTTTTTATAGTTAAGAGGTACGCCGAGCCAATCATGTGCAATAAACACAATGTTACGTTCTGTAAACTCTGCTAAAGATTTAAGACCTAAGGCTCCTGCTACGTAATTTCTAAAGTTTTCTACACTATTATTAGTTACACATTCTCCATTAATCACTACCTCATCGTATATAGTGTTAATAGTTTGTGGAATATTAGAGATACCTTTAACAAGGTGGATAACATTATCCCCCATCTCGCCATTTCCGCGAGTTAAGGCTAGTGTTAGCTTACCGCGCTTATAAATAAGATCAAGGTTAGCTCCATCAATTTTGGGGGTTTCTACGTTATAGCTATCGTCTACTTCTTCTGGGTCATAAACCTTACGAAGTGAGTATAGCTTATAAGGGTGGTTAACTTTACCAGCTTTTCCACCCACTTTTACACAAGGCGAGTCATGATCATACCAGCCTTGTGCTTTTTCAACAGCTTCTAGGTCGTCATATA